TCTGGCATTTCTGAATATCTAGTAAGGTCTAAATTGTTCAACCCGTAATATCTGTCCAACATGTTGTGCCCTTCAAACATCATAAATAAAGCCAATAAATATGGTGCACCTTTCTTAGCAGCTTCACTTGCTCTAGCATTGATGTTGTAATAATCTTCTGCATAACTCTTGAAATTCAAGTTGTCTCTGATTGACCTTATGAATTTGATATATGGAACTGACAAAGACCGATTGTAATAATAGACTGATAAAAATTCTGATAAGTAATAGGAAAAATTAGTTTTCTTAGAGTTATATTTGATATTAACTAATTTTGCTGTAATTCTCTCTCTATGAACACTATTCCTTATGCTTGACATTCTTTCTGCAGTGTGTATTTTAAATGAATCATCTGAATGTTCTAAATCATGATATCCAATATTATCATCCAATGATATTGTTAGTAATTTTCTGTGTAAACTTGATTTAGCTACATGTTTTAGAGATGAGAAATAATTGAATATGCCCATCATAAAGCTTGCAGGATAATCTATTACTGATTCTAACAAGCTGTGTTTCTCGCATAAAGGTCCCATGTATGATTTGTACTCATTAAATTTTTGAACAACAGTGTGAGGTAATTGTAATTTTTTGAAAAGCATTTTCTTGAAGAATTGTACTATAAAACCACACATGCCACTATGCAAGTATACAGAAGATTGTTCAATAAATGCAATAAATTCTTGACAAGTCGAACTAGGAGCCCATTTGGAACAGTCTGCATTTTCATATACTACTATTTTATCAGCTTTATCTGCAGAAGTGGAAACATCTCTAATTAACCCTTCAACTTTTAATGGTCTTGTATCAGAATTTTTAGATATATATTCACTGTCAATCAAGGTGCACAATGCCATTATATAAGACTCAATAAACTTTTGCATTATTCTTGTCTTTAGTTCCATGACATATATTTCTCTAAAATCACCTACTTGTACTTTTCTAGATATACCAAATTTTAACAATAAGTCTTGCTCAGAGATCAGTTTCACTGCTTCATTTATTATTGATAAATTGGTATTTATTAGCATGTCAACATATTCATTTATTACAAGTTTGCCTGACTTGAAATCTTCAACAATTTTACTAACTTTTGTGACTTTTTCTATATTGTCTAATGAATACTGCAATACCATCATTGTTGATTTTTCCCTCCCAAAAAGCTCATTCATACAGTTGTTCATATTATTCAATACTGTTATACTGTTAAAAATACCAGATTTGTCTATGATAGAATCTTTTAAATCTTCTGTCAATCCCAGCTCCATGAATAACGCATCTGCAGAAGCTCT